ACACGAACAATCTCCCCTGCCAGTCCCAGATCAGTGCTGTCACCAGGATGGCGACGGAAGAAATGATAGGCGACGCGGCGTCCAATCCGGTCAAACTCGATGCCCTGCCGTATGGCATTGCCGTTCGCAGCGAGGCTGGTTTGCTCTAGTGGCAACATCTCCGCAGGCAACATCTGCAGCTGCAGGGGGACGGTCAGTCCATCGCTTGGGCGGCGCATGCGGATGCGGAAGAACACCTCGCCGGCCAGAAACACCTCGCGTGCGGCGCGGCGCTGCAACCCGTAGAAGTCGGTAAGCCCCTCCGCATCAGCCTCGTCGGTCCAGGCATGCCAGAGACGCTGCAGCTCTTCCTTGCGGGCCGCATCGGCAATCTTCGAGATCGGTTTGATCCCATCGCCCACCGTATTGGCGGCCCAGCTTTCCACGGCATTCACGGCATAGCCGTTATTGCGCACAAGCCAGCGGGCGCGGGCGGTGATGTCGGGGCCCGAGGCTGCGATCAGCGCGTTTACATGCGCGCGCGTTGCCTGGAATCCGCGCAGGCGGCGGTGATGCTGGCCGGCATCGAACCCACCGATGAAAGCGCCCAAACGCTGCCGCCAGTTCATCACAGATCCTTCACGGCATAGGGGCGCAAGATGCGGCCGGCGCCGTGTTGAAGTTTGGCGATGCGGCGTTCGATATCGCCAATTGCGGCCGCGAGTTCGGCGTCCGAGCCATAGGTCACGGTCTTGCCGTCATAGCTGACTGACCGTGTGCCGCTGTAACGCGCGCCCAGCAGCGCGCTGTGGCGGGATTTGAGATCATCGAGGGTCATGAGAGTTCCGGTCATTCCATGTATCGGGGTGTGCTGATTTTCCAGCCGCGCCGTCTTGGCGTTGTCACTTGCCCGGCTTGGGGGCTGTTTGATCTCTCAGGTTCGCTGGTGGGTGCGACAGTCATGGTCTCAACACCCGCCTGCTTCTCCAGCTGCCGCCACATCCGCTCGTCGAAGCGATCTGCCCCAAGGATCCACGCGGCAGCCCGCGCATAAACGCGGGTATCCAGCGCCTCATTCCGCTCGCGCAGCTTTTGCCACTCCTGCCGAGCAAAGCCGCGCTTGTTGCGGATAGTGATGAGCTGTTCGGCCACCAGCTGTTTGAGCCATTCGCTGTCAGCCCAGTCGGGGAGATGGATCGTGCCAGCAGGATCAGCCACGCCAAGTGTACGGTCTTCATTGCTGGGCCGCTCGATGCGTAGATAGCGATAGGTCTCGGCCTTGAAGGTGGCTGTGGCCACCGTCCAGAGCCGCGCCCCGCGTTTCAGTTTCCGTCCATTCACTGTGGCATCGACAAAGGTCGGCCCCGATACTGGCGTTGCTCGGTTGAACCCTTGCAAGCCTTTCACGGGTGCTACTTGCGCAATGCCCTGCTTGCGCGCCCAGGCATAAACAGCGGCGGACTCGTAGCCGGTATCAATTGCGAGCTTCGCCAGCGTCATGATCGCACCGTTCTCATGCGTCCATGTTCGGCCCAGCAATGCGGTCAGCTTGTCCCAGCAGGCAGGATCATCCGGCCCGCCCGGGATCACGATGTGATCGACAAGCCAGCTTTCCAGCCCGCGGCCCCAAGCCCAGACATCGACCTCAATCCGGTCTTTCTGCACATCAGCTCCGGCGGTGAGGAACAAGCCACCCATGGGCACCTGCGCGGCAAACACCTCGCGCCGATCCGCAAGCCGCTGCCACTCGGGTGCCTCACCGCTCTCAACCCAGGTCTCACCCAAGAGCGTGTTGCGCGCAGCGCGCAGCATCTCGTCCGAGCCTTGGGCTGCCAGCCAGTCCCGGGCGATCTGCTCCCAGCTTTTCCAGCCGATCGGCGAATAAAGCGCCGAGAGGTGGAAGCCGATAGCATGCGGGTTGTCGGAAACCGCTGTGCTGCGCCATTCACCACGCTCAAGCATCTCCGTCTTGTGGTGTTCGGCGATGGGCTTCTCACAGGCCTCGCAATGGTAGGCCGCCGTTTCCGGCTGCCCCTTGGCCCAGCGCAGCCGCTCGAACTGTAACCACTGCATTGCGCCACAATGCGGGCAGGGCACGAAATAGCGCCGCTGATCGCTGGCCTCGAATTCCCGCTCGATGCGGCTCAACCCGCGAATAGTCGGGGTCGAGACCATGAACACTTTGCGCCGATGCGCGAATGTCGTGGTCCGCGCTTCCGCCAGCGTGACTGGATCACCTTCCTCGTCTGCCGAGGCCGGATAGGCATCAACCTCATCCAGAAACACATAGCGCGCTGGCATCGACCGCAGGCCGGTTGCCGAGTTCGCCCCGGTCAGCACCAGAATGCCGCCTGGAAACTCCTTCGACAGCATCGAATTGCCTGCATCGCGTGATCGCGCAGGCTGGACGCGTTCTTTCAGCGCGGGGCTGTCCTCAATCAGCGGATCAATCCGGCCGCGCGATGTGCGCTTGGCCATCTCGACTGTGGGCAGCACGGCCAGCATGGGCCCTGGCGCATGATGGATCACAAACCCGATCCAGTTATTACCTGCTTCCGTAGCCCCGACTTGGGCGGCCTTCATAAACGTAATCCGCTGCGCCGGATGCCCGGGCGAGAGTGCATCCATGATCGCGCGCAGGTATGGCGTTCGTGATGTGCGGTATTGTCCGGGTTCGGCCGAGGCCCGCGATGACAGTTTGCGATGCGCATCCGCCCATTGCGACACCGTCAGGTCCGGATCGGGCCGTATGCCGCGGCGCCAGACACGCAGTATGTCCTCGGCGCCGTCAAAGCCGAGGTCGAGACCTTCGGTCAGGTCGTGGTCGTCTTCTCCATCTGTGTCATTCAAGCGAGACGCGGAGGTCTGCCAGGGCGTTGAGCTGCTCTCGGACATGGGTTTCCAGCACCCTTTGCAGGATCGCAGTCTCGATTGTCACGGGCACCCCCGACACCTTCTCCATTTCTGCGGATAATTGCGCGGCCATCAGCGCGGACACACGGGTAGGCCAGGTGACCCAAGTGTCGCGCTCCTGGCGCGCCAGGCGAAACACCAGCGTCTCGGCGCGTGCCCGATCAACCAGGACGCCCTTCTTGCGCTGTATCGTCAGTTGGCGCTCTTGCGCTTGGTAGACCGTCAGCGCCGTGCGCGCTTTCAGATATGAGGTGCTGTCGCCGGGGCCCGATATGGTATTAGCGCCAACACCTGGACCATCACCACCGGCGCGTATCCCGCCGCGTGAGCGCATCTGCTGATCGGGATCCGTCATCGCACCACGCCGCGCATCTGACGCTGCTGCGTTGATCGACCCGTCTGCAAACAGCACCAACCGCCCGGTCTTGCGGGCCTTTTGCACGGCGCCGCGCGAGAGGCTGGCACGCTCTGCATAAGCGCGTTCAGACAGACCTTCCATGGCGGTTGGTTTGACCTCAAAGCATTGGAAATAAACAGGAATAAAGATCTAATTGAGTTGATTACACTCCGCGATAGAGCGAATCTGGTCTCACGCAGACACGCTTTACCGGAGACAAAACCATGACCCTTGCAGAACGCTACAACGCTGAAGCCCAACGCCTGATGCCACACATGGCAGAGGATCTCGCAGTTGACGCTGGGATCGATAATGCGGGGCACATCGACGAGATCGTTTTCCGCCGCAGCGAGTACCTCGGCGGTATGGCGGCGGTCCTCCTTGCGCTGCTCGACCAGCACAAGTGAGGGCGATCCAATGAGCACCCGCGCACAAATCGCCATCCAGACCGGGCCCAACGTATGGGCGCACGTGTACTGAATCGCCCCGGGTTTACTGGAGGGTAAAACTCTCAAAGGATGAGCCCCATGGAACAGAAAAAATCACCCCCGAAGTACACGGCTGAATTTCGCGAACGCGGCGTTCGGCTTTTCCAAGAAAACCGTAGCAACTATAACAGCGACAACGCAGCGTTTAAGGCGATCGCACCCAAGTTGGGATGCTCGCCTGATAGCCTGCGTATCTGGTGCCAACAGTCTGAGCGCGATGCCGGTGCGCGATCTGGGCTGAGCAGCGCAGACAAGGATCGGCTCAAGGCACTGGAACGGGAGAATAAGGAACTTCGTACTGCCAATGAGATCCTTAAGAAGGCGTCAGCGTATTTTGCCCAGGCGGAGCTCGACCGCCCGTTTCGCAGATGACCGCTTTTATTGAAGGGCAACGCGATGCTTTTGGGGTCGAGCCGATCTGCCGTGTTTTGCAGATTGCCCCAGCAACCTATTATGCGCGTGCTGCCATTACCAGAAACCCTGATCTGGCCTCAGATCGCACCAAGCGAGATTTGGTTGACGCCAAAGAAATAGGCCGGGTTTTCAAGGCGAGCAGGGGTCGCTACGGGGCCCGCAAGGTTTGGCATCAATTGCGCAGAGAGCAGCATGATATCGCGCGGTGTACCGTTGAAAGGCTCATGCAGATGCTTGGTTTACAAGGCGTTACGCGAGGAAAGAAGCGGACGACAATTCCTGATCCAGCGCAGCCCTGTCCTGATGATAAAGTTAACCGCGAGTTCTCGGCGGCGGCGCCAAATCAGCTTTGGATATCTGACTTTACTTACGTTTCCAGCTGGGTTGGCACGGTCTATGTGGCCTTTGTCATTGATGTGTTTGCCCGCAAAATCGTGGGCTGGCGTGTATCAACTTCGATGACAACGGGTTTTGTTCTTGACGCCCTCAACCAAGCCATTTGCCAAAGATGCCCGGAAAACGGTAGCGGATTGGTTCACCACTCGGACCGCGGGTCGCAATATTTGTCCATAAAATACACCGAGAGATTGGCCGAAGCGGGCATCGATCCTTCGGTGGGAAGTGTTGGCGACAGCTATGATAACGCCATGGCCGAAACTATCATTGGCTTGTTCAAAACGGAGGTCATCAACTTCATGGGGCCTTGGAAGTCTGTGGGCCAAATCGAATGGGAAACCATGGCTTGGGTCAGCTGGTACAACTCAGAACGACTGCACAGTGCCATCGGCTACGTCCCGCCCCAAGAAGCAGAGGAGGCATTCTATGAAAGCTTGAACCAAGATCAAAAAGCTGCATAATATTTGAACAAATCAGCCTCCAGTAAATGCGGGGCGATTCATACTGCCATTTCGACGGCTACCCCTCTCACATGCTGCCAGCGCTGGCCCGGTGGACGCCGGAGGATATCCTTGCCGCCCGCGAAATCCGCCACGTCAGCAATGACGCGCTCGATTGCTACGTTCCGCCCCGCGGGCCGGTGATCCATCCCGAACCGCGATGCGACTTCTGCCACACTTATGTGTTCGCGCAAGGCCGATGGGTTGAATGGAGTGCTAGACAATGACCGCCACAGCCACTTTGCCCAGCCGCAATGAGGATTACGGCTTCTTCCGCACAATAACCGTTTTTCCCTTGCGCGATCGCCGCAGCGCTGAGGTCTGGGTGCTGGCCTCAACCATGATCGCCAAGGCCATCCGCGCGGACAGTGAGAACGAGATGATCGGCATTCGCGACTTTCTCGATAGCCGCATGGGTCGCCACTTCGCCGATGACGTCATCGGCAACATGGCGGGCTCCAATATCGACAGTGAGACAGCCATGATGTCAGCGATCCGCCGCTGGCAGGATTGGCGCATCAGCCGCCAGACCGAGCGTGAGGAGGGGATCCCCGCAGGGCTGCCCTACCTGACAGGCTGGGTTCAGCACTTCGCCGTCACCGCGGCCATGGTCGAGACTGACTGAACGCAACACCGAATTCTCCCAATCAAGACAGGAGGCTCAGATGCCCAAACTCACTGATACCCAGATCCTTATCCTCAGCCGTGCGGCGAACCGCTCTAACAATCTGGCGTTGCCCTTGCCCGATGGGTTGCACGGCGCTGCCGCCAAGATGTCCGTTTCCAACATGATTGCACGGGGCTGGCTCGAAGAAGTTGATGCCGACATGCGCAAAGGCGAGCCGCTCTGGCGCGAGACTAGCGACGGCCACGGCACCACGCTGGTGGTGACCGACGCAGGGATGCTGGCGGTAGGGATCGAGCCGGTGGTGGTCAAAACCATGGCGGCTGTCCGCCAGCATGCCGTCGAAGCCTCCACTGCCAAGCCGCCAACACCGCGTAGCGGCACCAAGCAGGCAGAGGTCATTGCGCTTTTGGAACGCCCTGAAGGTGCAAGCATCGCTGAGATTGTCGAAATGACGGGCTGGTTGCCACACACAACTCGTGGCGTCATATCTGGCGCTCTCAAAAAGAAGCTCAGCCTGCCGGTCGCTTCAGAAAAGATACAGGGCCGCGGCACGGTCTACACGCTTCCCAGCAGGTGATCCGCGCCGTTATCACAGGCGAGCAAACAAACGTCGCAGTGCATAGCTGCGGACCAGTGAGACCCCGATAAAGACGGCGCCAATCGCAAGGTTGTCACCCAAGCTGACTTGCAGCCCGAACCATGGGAAAGCCGCGATCTGGGTGATCACCGCCAGCGCGTACCCCACCACGACATTCGTGACGGCCTCGATCATGGAGAGACGCCGTGACTGGCTCATGCGGCTAACCGCTTTGCCATCAGCGCGCTGAACGGTTCGCCGGTTTCCACCAAGACAGCATCAGCGCCAGTGAATTGTTGCCAGCGCTCGATGGCCACATCGACATAGGCTGGGTTCAACTCGACTCCGAAGCACAGGCGCCCCGTGGTCTCTGCCGCGATCAGCGTCGTGCCGGATCCCATGAAGGGCTCATAGATGGCCTGGCCGGGGTTCGAGTTGTTCAGGATCGGGCGACGCATGCATTCCACCGGTTTCTGTGTGCCGTGCACGGTGTCCGCATCCTGATCTTTGTTTGCGATCTGCCAGAGCGTCGTCTGCTTGCGGTTGCCCGCCCAGTGGCCTTTGCCCTTTGCGCGAACTGCATACCAGCAGGGCTCGTGTTGCCAGTGATAATCCCCACGGCTGAGCACCAGCCGGTCCTTTGCCCAGATGATCTGGGAGCGGATATTGAAGCCTGTCACGGTGAGGCTTTCGGCCACGGTCGCAGCATGCAGCGCACCATGCCAGACATAAGCAACGTCACCTGGGAACAGTGACCAAGCCTCGCGCCAGTCAGCGCGGTCGTCGTTCAGCACCTTGCCGGTGCGCTTTGTTTTTGCAGCACCTGCTTGGTTGCGCCAGCTTGGATCATACTCGACGCCATAGGGCGGATCGGTCACCATCAGCTGCGGCTTCACATCGCCAAGAAGCCGTCCGACCACATCGGCAGATGTGCTGTCGCCGCAGATCAAACGGTGGGCACCCAACTGCCAGACATCGCCCGGAACCGACACTGGCGTAACAGGCAGTTCTGGTACATCGTCCTCACCCTCGATGGGGCCATCGTTGCCCAGCGCATCGGGGTCCTGCAACAACGCATCAAGTTCATCATCGCTGATCCCCAGCAGTGACAGGTCGAAATCCTCAGCCAGCAGCCCAGCGATCTCGTCACGCAGCATCGCCTCGTCCCATTCGCCCATCTCGGTCAGCTTATTGTCGGCGATGCGGTAGGCGCGGCGCTCAGTCTCGTCGAGATGGCCCAGCCGTATTACCGGCACATCGGTCAGCCCCAGCATCGTCGCGGCCAGCACCCGGCCGTGGCCCGCGATCAACTCGCCATCATCAGCCACCATGCAGGGTACCGTCCAGCCGAACTTGGCCATGCTGGCAGCGATCTTGGCCACCTGGTCGTCACCGTGCATCTTGGAATTACGCACGTAGGGGCGCAGCCTGGCAATCGGCCAGCTTTCAATCTGGCTCGGTGCAAAGACGAGGTCCATGGACGGTTCTCATTTAGGGCAGGGGCGACATACCGATGCTCACGCCGGTATGACCGGCGACCAGAAAAGGATCCGCGATGTCAGGAAAACAAAAACGCCCACAAGGGTTATCCTTCGGGCGCAAATCTTCGATGATGCAGATATGAGTCAAGGGGGGCAGCTTTGTCAAACCCTTTTTGCATGTTGAATCAACGTGTTCTGCTGCATCCAAAAAACACTACCGTTAGGGTGGCTTCCCAAGCTGGCTAAAATGGCTGGATTTTGGCTTGGGTGGATTCTTGACAGAAATAGTAAAATCCACCTTTTGGCCACCGGTGGCGTGCGCCAACTCTTTAATAATGAATCGCTTTTATCCCCAGCTCAGCCAGAGTGGCTTCAAAGTGGATTCCCCGGTGAAAAAGCCACGCGCTAGCGAAATGGCGCGCTGCGCCCCCCCGTATACGGATCGGGCTAGGGAGGAACCATGTCGGGGGGGGGCATATGCTGTCGGCCTATTGCCGCCGATCAGGACCGAGCAGGCGCTGCGGCGCGGCTTCCCTAGAACGGCCAATCAGGCTTGTCGCAGCAATGTTGGCTGGCCGAAGTCAGTGGTGCGGGGCGAAGCTGTCATTCGTGCTTGCTGTCTATTGGCCACCACCCAAAGTGCCTTGCAATTCCACTGCGCGTGATCCGATCCGACGTCTAAACTATTTCTTTGGACAATCAGGATGAAGATCGATCTGGTCCTTCATAGAGCGACACACTTATCCCTACGTTGAAATTTTCAATTCAGCCCCACGAGTCCTGCCGTCAGGTCCCAAAGTTCTCGGGATCGCTCCGCATCGGTAGCCTTGATGGACAAACCTTGCGAGAAAGCCTTGCGCCCTTCACGCTGTCGATTGCCCCAGCTCCAATGCACGCCGGACTGCGAAAACCCCGGGTCCGCCACGACCTGTGCGACCCGTTCTCCCGACAGGGACTGCGAGACATAGCCCTTGGTGATGTTCTTTTGAAACCATGGAAAAACTTTCTGAAACAGCGGCGGCGCGTTGCGGAACAGGGGCGTGTCTGCCACACAGCCGGGATAAAGCGTGCTGAACACGATACCCGTTTCATCGTGGAACCGCGTATGCAACTCACGGCTCATCACCATGGTGCCGAGCTTGCTGTCCTTGTAAGCCTTGCCCGCCTTGAACGGCTTGCCGTCGATCATCGCGACGGGGGCTTTGAACCCGGCTTTCAAACCCTGAAACTCGCCAAGATCGGCGGGTGCTGGAATGGGGACCTTGCCGCCGAACTCTTCGGAATTGGCGGTGACCGTGCCAAGCGTGATCAGGCGCGGGGCGGCTGATTTCTGCAAATCCGCCAGCATCAGGTTGGCCAGCAGGAAATGACCAAAATAGTTGGTCGCCACGCTGATCTCAAACCCCTCTGGCGAGCGCGCCGGTGTTTTGAGCAGTGGCAGGTAAACTGCGGCGTTGCACACCAATGCGTCCAGCGGCACGCCGCGCGCCCGAAAGCCCGCATAGAAAGCGCGCACACTGTCGAGCGAGCCAAGGTCGATGTGGGCGAGCTCATAGGACCCAGACGCCATATCCAGCGAACGCGCCGCCGTTTCGGCCTTGGCTAAGTCGCGGCAGGCCATGATGACATGCCAGCCGCGCCCGATCAGGGCATTGGTCGTATGCAGCCCGACGCCCGATGAGGCGCCGGTCACTATGGCAAGGGGTTGGTTGTCTTGGGGCACGTTTTGCAATCTCGACTGTTGACCGAAAGAAGCTAGATACTTCGGCTGGGGATCGTTTCGGGAGACCTCGTTTTGGAAAGTAGCTGGATCAGACCGGCCTTCATTTTGGGGGCTGTCGTTATTTTGATAGTATTGAATGTTCTGGAGTTCAGAGGCAAGCGCCGACAAGATCGCGCAAAGTTGGCCGCCTGCGAAGCCGACGACCGCGCCGAGATATGGCTGGCCCGAAAGCAGTATCTTCAGACGCAAAACATCGAACAGGTCCTGCATATCGTGAATACCGTCGCCATCGCGATCCTGATTGCGCTGTTGACCGCATGAAGATCGCCCTGTTCGGAGCGACGGGCGGCACAGGACGCGCCGTCATCGACCTTGCACTCAAGGCGGGCCATCAGGTAACTGCCCTCGCCAGACATGCCGACAAACTTGCCCCAAAGGTCGGTCTGACAGTGCTGCAAGGTGATGCGATGGTGTCAAAGGATGTCGTCCGCACACTGGCCGATACCGACGCGGTTGTCGTGGCCCTCGGCAACTCGCAAAACGCCTTTGCCCTTCTGTTCGGGGCGCGCCGCACGACACCGCGCGACATTTGTGAGGCCGGAACCCGGAACATTCTTGCAGCACTTGGTGACGGGGCGGAACGGTCGGTCGTCGTTGTCAGCGCTTTTGGCGTGGGTGCCACGCGGAACAAACTGCCCTTCATGTTCAAACTGTTTTATCGCCTTATCTTGCGCGAGCAGATCGCAGACAAGGAAAGGCAAGAGGCGCTGTTGAGAGTATCCGTCTTGATCAAGCTCTTTTTTCCTCCCAATTTCGATCTGCTTTGATGAGGGCATTGGCAAGTTCGATGAGCTTTCGCATGAGCGCAGTAAGAGCGACCTTTGGTGGCTTTCCAG